CTGAAGGTTTTCGGTCTTAATGTAGCTTGAGATGCTCTTCATGACATCAGCTTTAGTCATGTTTGTTTCTTTTTTCTGAGAAAGAAATTTAGCAAGTTCAGCACTGATTCCCATTGGTTCCTGTGGTCTCTTTTTCTTTACTCTTGTTTTCTTCTCTACCATTCGGCAAGATTTCTGAAGAGACTTTAACTGGTCCTGCATTGTGCGAGACATTTTAAACATGTCGTTTAATCCAGTCTGGAGAGTTTTGAACTGGTCGTTGATTGTATCATGGAGAGTTGGTTCAGTGGTTTCTACTTCGGTTGTCATTTTTTTATAATGTATTACCTTTTAAAATCTTTAAGTCATTTTTATATCTTGATTATTTTCCTTATCATATGTAAGCAATTTTAAACGAATAAATTTATTTTTTGTTAATTTATGATTTCATTTTCTATTTCGGAGTACTCAGAATGTGTTCTATTAATATATATTTTCCTAACATTTTCTCCACCATAGTAGATCCAAAATAATATACTTAAAAATAATAATGAGGTAGTTATAACCATAAAATCAATTGATGTAAAATAATAAAAACTGACACTAGGCAATACGGAAATTGATAATACAATTATCAATAAAATGTAATAAGATAAAATCTGACATGGTATATTAGGAATTATCCTTTTAATAATTACAAAACCACAAGACATTACACTTATTGATGTTCCTAACACAACGAAAAACAGAAATATTTTAGATAATTCGCAAAATACCTGTTTAGTTTCTACTTCACAATGCATTTCTGTAATGTTAGTATTTGCGCCATTCACATTTAAATAACATACGCCCACATATTTACATATTGGTTTATTAGTGGTATAATTACACCATCCGCAACCCAATTCATTTACACATTCATTGCTGGTATTATAATTACAAACATTGTTTTCAGCACTAGGTATCATCATACTTTGCGACAATAAAAAAAGAGCAGGTAATATCATAATAAATCTATTTATCAATTATTCTTTAGGTTCTTCCTTTTTTTTACCTATAGATGTAATAAACTTAAAGACGCTTTCTTTGAACTTAAAATGACTTCCATTTGTTTCAGTATTTTGAGGTGGATAAATATCTCTAATATTACCATTATGAAGAAGAGTTACAACATTATTTTCCCATGAAACTGGTTCTATAAATTTTAACCTATCACCAATAAATTGCTCAGCTTCACCTCTAGAACAGTGTTCAAAACAATTTCCACTTCCCTCGTCAAAAAAATCTCTATAAAATACTAATGTGTTCGGTGCAATTTGTTCTCTAAAAAGTTCTCCAGGTTTTGGACTATAAATCATAGAAATAATTCTATTAAATTCAAATGTTCCCAAATGGGTACAGACAGTGCATTTTATATTTCTATATTTGTTGTATGTTGCTAATGATAACACTCTATTCATTAAATACTCGGGATAATAATAATCATCATCATCCATACATACAATAACATCATTTACAGCATTCCTTATAGCTAAATTTCTTTTTTCTCCTATAGACATTAATTTATTATTTTCAGTTGTTGGTCGGATATATTTTATATTATATTTACCCCTATGTTCTTGAGATGGAAGCTGCATTTCTGTTTCATTATTATCACTATCATCAACTATTATCCACTCTATTTTTTCTCTTGGATATTCAAAACTATTAAAATTTAAAATTGCTAATTTGAAAAAATCAGGTCTATTAAATGTTGGAGTAATTATTGATATTGTTGGCAAATCTTTAGTATCTATCTTAACTGGTGTAATTTTTGGTGTTTCTCTAGCCTTTTTAATTATATCATTAAAGGTATCCTTGAATAGAGAACTAAACTTATTATAATATTTATTATAATCGGTAACGTTATATTTTGACATAAACTCATGATTCACTATATTTTTTGAAAATGCTATTTCAAGGGTATTTCTTAACGAATCAGTATTTACTGAAAGTGTTGGTCCAATATTATCTAATATTGATTTATTCTTTACTTTAGCATTCTTACATGGAATCAAATAACCTACATCATCATTCACTAATTCTCTATTACTTGCAGTATCCAAACAAATAGGAATTGAACCTACTTGCTTACACTGATTAACAAAATGTGAATATCCATTATACTTTTCAGGAATTAAATGAAACCCTACTTCATTAAAAAGGTTATGAAATTCGTCATTCGATATATTGTCATTATAATTAATATTTTCAGCAATTGTTCTGTTTTTCAATCTTTCAGCACCTACAATTTCTAATGTAGGATACTCAGATTTCCATAATTGTATTATTCTAGTAAAAATATCATCTCTCAATGATGGTATGTATAATAAAACCTTACTATAATTCTTATTCTTGCTAAATTCTGTTATACTTGGTGATCCCCAACCAAAACAAATATAATTGGGACGAACAGGTGAATTATTAGTATATGATTCTAATATACTTTTAGTGTATTTGTCTTTTACAAATACATAATCAAATAATGGTAGATATTCTAACACATTTTTTGTTATAATAGTATGGTCAATTAATGCTACATTTACTTTAGCATCCTTAAAAAAATTATAATTTGCACAATTAATAAAAAAATTAATAGTTGCCTTTTTTTCAATCTTATAGGCTGAAACGGGCTGTAATGATAAATCAATAGTAGCTTTTAACTTTTTAACCATAAAATGGATTACTTCTAAATCTATACTAGCATCACGTATTTTTGTATCAGAAATAACATTAATTTTCATTGTATTTATATTTTTTTAGATTATTTCTCTAAGTCTTTTTTTTTCTTCTTTTTTCCCGATTTCTCTCCCGATTTATCTCCCGATTTATCTCCCGATTTCTCTCCCGATTTCTCTCCCGATTTCTCTCCCGATTTCTCTTCCGATTTCTCTCCCGATTTCTCTTCCTTACTAGATTCAGAATTTGAATTTGAATTTAAATTTTTACAAACATCTATTGCTCTCGCTACAATATCTCTATCAAACCCTTTCTTCCCTAATAATTCTAAGGCAATAAATTGATCAGAAATTCCTGGTTCCAACTTATAAGTATATACTATTTCATTATTTTCATCCCTCAAAATAGGAATCTTATAACATGAATAATTGCTAGTTTTTTCCAATTCAGTTAATTTAGTAAAATGTGTAGTTATTAAAGCAATACTATTATCACATTTTCCTAGCATTTCACAAATAGCATAACCACCCGAAATTCCTTCTTCGGGATTAGTGCTACTAAATATTTCATCCATAATTAAAAAGGCAAACTCATTAGGTTTTAATGAACCTAATTTAGTAAGGTGTTCTCTAGCACGATGCATTTCTGCCTCGAATAATGATTCCTTGCCTTTAACATCAGGAATATTTAGATAGGTATTAATTAATGAAAATGGTGTTAATTTAAATGAACTACCTGTTGTTATTCCTAATGTTTGTGAGAATAAGACCGATAATGTTAATGATTTTATAAATGTAGATTTACCACCAGCGTTAGGACCAGTAATTATTGCGTTTCTATTATCGTTACATAATTTAATGGTATTTTTAATAATACTTTCTCCCTCTAATGATGGATGCCATATTTCATTTGCTTCTAATTCAGGTCTATCACTCATTAAATATTCTGGAAAACATATTTCTTTGGGAGATTCATCAACCAATTTTGTTAAACTACAGAAGAAATCTATCTCGGCAATTTTACTTAAAATATTAGTTAGTTCCGAAGAATTATTATTAACATTATTAAATGAAACCAGTATTAGTCCTTTATTGCTCAATATTCCAGGATTATTTTTAAAACATATATTTGTTAAGTGAGGAAAACAGTGAGTAATTTGAGAATCACTAGTGTTTAAGAATTCCTGACTTAATTTTATACATTCTATTGCTGTTTCAATATAATTTGCAGTATTATTTAGTTTATTATGTAATGCGTTAATTGTTTCACTAGTCTTTTTTGATATTTCAAAGGAATTAAATACATTTTGAATATATAATATTAATGAAAAAAGCATAGACATTATTTTTGATAACTTCAGTTTTTTTACACTAGGTCTAAACATTCCTCTTATTAATTCTGGATTGTTAGAATTATAGGCATTCTGTGTAGTTCTTACCATTTCAAAGGCATCCATACTTCCTCCAAATAATGTCATTTTGAATAATTTAAAATAAGTATTAAATGGTATTTTTACTCCAGTAAAAAGTCTTAAATATATAAATGGTACTATCATGAATACTAATGGCGATAGTAATCCATAAATAGGCGAAAACAAAATCCTGAAATAATTATAAAAATTCATTACCTGTTCGTTATCATTTAATCCCTTTAACCATTTATTTTTAAAATATACCGAGTCAATTATATGTTGCTCCTCTTTGGTTTTTTCCTTTAATATCCATAGTAATGCACTTTCGTTCTCCTTAAGAGTTTTTAAACATTCTAGTATCTTTGAATAATTTTTTGATTTTCTAATTTTTTTCACTATATTTTGTCGCATTTTCAACTCTTTAATATTCTTAGTAGGTTGAGAAATTATTTTATGAAGGTAATTTTTTCCCATAAATGTATTGGTTCTATCAATACTATCAATTACATTTGAACTCTCTTGAGATATTCCATAAAACATTTCTAAATCAGAATATGTTTTACTTGTATCGACATATGCATCAGTTTCCTTTGATACAATTCTTTCAAACTTTAATGCGCTTTCAGCGATAGAAAATGAAACATTGGGTGGCATACTTGAATCAAAGATGAATTCAACTGGTTTTGCTATATTTTTTTTTTGAAAAAGTAAATTCATAGAAATTATTATATTTTATTTAAACCTACAAAAAAGTAGATATAACTAAACGAACTTAAACAAAGTAATAGTAATAGTAATAGTAATAGTAATATGATATTCGAAGGAAACGGAAAACTTCTAATTATTCCAAAAATTTTAGGAGAAACAAGTGAGATTCATACCAAAAAGGCAATTACTATTTTAGAGAATAGT